TGCTTTCTACATTCGGACAAATCAAATCCACGCTCAACGCGGCAGGAGCCGCGGCAGGCTCGGTTGATACAAGTATGCCCAACCTATCCGGAGGGGGTGGTGGCGGAGGCGGTGGCTCTGTTGGCGGTGGCAGTCCCCTTGACATACAGCAATCCCTTATACCTGACCTTGGTGACCTAATCGCTTCAGGGGTTGATGCCCAAGCATTGCAGGCTTTTGTGGTGCAGTCGCAACTCGAAGATCAGCAGGCACTGTCAAATCAAATCACCGAGCAGTCAACATTGTAAACGATTCAACACTTTGCATTTTTAATACCATGGACCGTAAACTTTTAGAGCTACTGATCGACGAGGACGAGATGCTTGCAGGCGTTGAAGCCGTGAGCTTGGTCGCATTCCCCGCAATCGAAACCAACTTTGTGTACCTGTCAAAGGACACACCGATGACCTTTGCTACTGATGACGAGAAGCAGTTGCTCGTTGGGCCTGCTTTGATTCCGGAAAAACGCATTTTTCGCATTGATGAAAAGACAGGCGAGGAGTATGACGTTTACTTCAGCGAGGAGACAGTCCGACAGGCTATGGAACTTTTCATGCGGGAGCAGAGAACCAACGAACACACCATTGAGCACCAAGCGAAAGTTGGAGGCTTGACGGTGGTGGAATCTTGGACGATCGAAGACCGGAAGCATGACAAGAGCAGGCTTTACGGATTTGACCTGCCCAAAGGGACATGGATGCTGTCCGTCAAAGTGAACAACAAGGAGGTGTGGGAACAGGTGAAAGAAAAGACGTACAGGGGGTTTTCAATCGAAGGTTACTTCACCGACAGGCTCGTAGAAATGGAACGAGCGGCAAGTAAGCTTTGTGCTCATTGCCCCGAAGATCAAAAAACAATCGCTCAACTCAAAAGCATCATGCTTGAGGAGATGACACCCGCAATGGTCATTGACAACGAACCCATCTTTACCCAACTCAAGCACGCTCAACTGTGGGCGCAGACCTTTGGGACAGGTGAATGGACTACAATGGCAATCAATGGACGCACCCACTTCCGGGCAAAATAAACGCAGGACTAAACAACACATCTATTTTCGACATGGCAACTACCATTCAACAAATCCGGGCACTACTTGGTCTGCCCAAAACTCAACTTTACGCAGAGCTGCGGCTTGCAGACGGGCGTGTCGTAGTGACAGAAGCGGACGACTTCGCTGAAGGCACTGACCTTCGACTCATTGGCGAAGACGGCACGACTGTTGAACTTTCATCCGGAAGCTATGAGACGGCTGACGGTGACGAGCTTGTAGTTGATGGGCAAAGCAAACTTTCATCAATCAACACCCCACAAATGGCCGAAGAAAAAGAAAAGCCCGAAGACCTCCGCGAAGACGAGAAGCAGGAGGACATGAACATGGAGAAGATCAAAAAAGCATTGATCGACGAACTTGAACTCGACGAAGCTCTCGCTTCAAAGGTAGCCGCGATTGCCGCAGGCATCTACGCTACCAAGACCGAAGCAGAGAAGGAGGACGAGAAAGAAATGGAGCATACTCCGGATCACAAGAAGGACGAAGAAATGGAGGACGAGAAGAAGCACGAGATGGCTTCACTGTTCACCGAGATGGCTGAAAAGCTTGCCGGATTGGAGCACCGGTTGGCCAAGTTTGAGGACGAGCCTGCAAGCGCAGGTGTCGACACTGCTCCCACTCCCAAGCAAACTAATTTCAACTCTGAGCTACAAGGCATGGACCGGATGCTCTCTTACTTTAACTCAACTAAAAAATGAGCAACTCTAACAAGTACGCATTCGACATTGACGTCAGTGCTGACACGTACTCCGGTGAACAAGCCCTGCCATACGTTGGTGCGGCCACACTCGGAGCAGAAACAATCGCCAAAGGTCGAGCACGACTGATCGAAGGCGTAACAGGCAAGGCCGTAGTTAGCGGACTTTCAGTAGCTGACCCCATTGTGGCGGCTAACTGTTCAACCGTCAACGGGGCGAACATCACGCTCACGGAGCAGGTGGCTACTCTTTCTGACCTTTTGGTGAGCGAGCAAATTTGTCGCAAGACCATTTTCCCCACGTACATCGCGGCACAGAATCGCATGAACCGTGACGGAGATTTGCCACCTTCATTTAGTGACTTTATGCTGTTGCACCTTGCAAAACGCGCAGGTGACCACTTGGAGGATTTGATGTGGGCGGGCTCCACACCTTTCGGCACAGGCTTCCTTTCAAATGATGGCACAGTCGACGAGGCAGGCATTGACGCTTCGGCTTGCAAGGACTTCGCTGAAGCAGACATCGCTACTAACGGAGGAACCGTAGCGTCCATTGATAACGCGCTTGAAACAGTTATCACCAAGGTTTACGACACTAAACCTGAAATCACAGAAAAGCCCGGTTTTGGCATCTACATGAGCTATGCGAAGTATGGCTTGTACCTCCAACACTTGGCGGCCCAAGGTTACGATAACCGTTACCAAGGAGCTGATTTGCGTACGGCTACATTCATGGGCTTCCCGGTGTACCCATGCGCAGGCATCCCTGGCTCGGTTCCAGTTTTCCTTGCTACCTACCCTGAAAATTTGGTGGTGGCTACAAACAACTTCACGGCTGACTCGGAGGCTTCAATCATTCCCCGCTACAAGTATGACGGAAGTGACAACGTTCAAGCAACCATGCGTTTCGCAGTGGGTGTACAGACGGCTGTTGCTACTGACGGTGTGGTTGGATTTAACTTTACCTGATAACAGATGGCTTGTAGCATTACTTCAGGCCGGGGGATTGATTGCCGAGACAGCATTGGCGGGATCAAAGCAGTATTCTTTACGAATGACTACTGTGACAACATCACCGCTTCTGCCACAGTCACGGCCAACAGTTACACTATCACTGATGCCGACTTTGCTGATTGGAGTATCCACGGTACTCCAACATCAGGAAAGGTGCGGGTGCTACGCTATCTGCTTGTTACCGACCTTTCGTCGATGACAGTTGCAGTTAGCGCAGACAAAGCAACGGGCAGTGTGATGTACAATCAAACCTTGAGCATCGTCTTACAAAAGACGACTGCGGCAGACCTCTTTCAGGTTGGACTACTTGGCAAGAATCGTCCACAGATTTTTGTCCAAGACAGCAACGACAACGTGTTCTTGATGGGCATCGAAAATGGATGCTACCTCACAGGAGGTGACACCCTTTCGACAGGTGCGGCTCGCACGGACTTGAATGGACTCACGTTGGAGTTTACGGCAATGGAAAAAGACCCACTCTATACAATCCCGGCATCTGCGGGTGCAGGCACGACAGGCTATCCTTTCGATGGCTTGGACGACGAGACCGCTTTGGAGATTGTGGTAGCTTAATACGCTTTGAAAAGGTGAACAGGAAACGGGGGCTTCGGCCCCTGTTTTCATTTAAACGATTTTGCGGCAAACATATTGACTTGCGATGATCGTTATCACAAATGCCGACATGGTGGCCCGGACGGACACAAGTAACACCTTGCGATTTGACAACGTAAGGAACCAGTTACCTGATGCCAACAGATCTTTTGTGCTTGAGTTGACTTCACAGACAACAGGTGACAGCATTTCTGTGCGGCTGACTCCAACTGTCATGAACACACGTTTCATGAAAACTGTGCTACTCATGAAAGGTAGCCCGGGTGCCGCTGACCCTGCGGGTGGCTCCATTTCGATGGGCTTACCTTCCTTACCTTACGGGTTTTACGATTACAAGTTGGCTCACCAAGTTGGCTCAAGTATCAACACAAGCATCAGCAACGCTACCATTTTTCAGTATGGACTTGCTGTTTTGATTGACAAACAGGGGGTTAACCAAGAGCTGTCTGACTCCTACCAAGAATACGAAGATGCAAACACGTACGATGCCTACGAAAACTAACTTTAGCGTACTCGGATATGCCAACAATGAGCTCCCCATTTTTGAGGAGAAAAATGGCAGGAACTATGTGACGTATGGCAAGGACGATCACTACGGAGAATATCTACGTGACCTTTTCCTGACAAGCTCCACTCACAATGCGATCGTGAATGGGGTGGCAGAAATGATCCACGGGGAGGGCATCGACGCAAATGACCGGGACGAGAATGATGGCAAGAGGGAGGCATGGCTTCGCTTCAATGAGCTCATGGCAGATAGTGAGGACGATCTGCTACGGAAGATCAGCTTGGACATCAAGCTGTATGGCATGACGTACATCAACGTCATTTGGAACCGTGGACGTACTCGCATCAAAACCATGAAGCACCTACCCGTTCACCAAATGCGGAGCGGCATGGTCAACAGTGATGGTGACGTAGAGCTGTTCTACCACAAAACTGATTGGAGCAAGCGGAACGCGCCCATGACGGGCATCAAAGCATTCGACCTTGAAGACAGGACGGAGGCCTCACAGGTTCTGCTCATCAAAAGGTACACCCCGGCATATCACTACTATGCTCTACCTGACTATGTAGGTAGCACCAACTACATTGAGCTCGACAGAGAGATCGGGCAATTTCACGTCAACAACATCCAAAACGGACTTTTTCCAAGCATGTTGCTTTCGTTCAAAAATGGAATACCGACTGACGAGGAACGCAGGCAGATTGAACAGAAGGTGCTCAACAAGTTCAGCGGAGCGGAGAACGCAGGGCGCATACTTATCACCTTCAATGACGGGGACGAGACAGCACCGGACTTCACCACGATAAGCTCAAATGATGCTGACGGCATGTTCCAATACTTGAGTGGCGAAGTTTCGGTAAAAATTCTTACGGGACACCGGGTGACCTCACCCCTGCTGTTTGGCATTCGCGGTGATGGATCGGGCTTTGGCAACAATGCCGACGAACTCCGCGACAGTTATTCGCTGTTCCACAATACTGTAGTGCAACCTTTTCAGAGCATTCTACTCGAAGGTTTGCAACCTGTTTTCGATGTGAACGACATAGACCTCGACTTTAGCTTCATCCCACTCAAGCCTGCCGACTTCCTTGGCATCAGTGTGGACAGTGAGGTGGACACAGGGGAGGTGGAACGCAGTTACACGGGCATCCAAATTAGCAGTGCTCTCGAAATTGTGGCGAAGGTCACAACGAAGGAACTCACGAAGGAGCAGGGCATGTCGCTCCTTATCACGATGCTTGGCTTCACCCAAGAATCAGCGGCCCAAATGTTCGAGGAGAAAAGCGAGCTTGCTGAATTTAGCAAGGATGAAACACCGGGCGGTGTCGCTGATGAACTCATCGCAATGGGCGAGGACGAAGATGACGATTACGAACTGATCGACGTTCGAGAGGTGGACTACAAGCTCGAAGATCAATACGATGCGGCTTGGGCGTTCGCTCGCCCGATCATTCCGGAGGGCAGTCGCCCCACGTCAGGAAAAAGCGAACAGGACACCCCATTGATCAAAGTACGCTACAAGTATGCTCCCGACGATGTGCAGGACAACACCCGCGAGTTCTGTCGCAAAATGATTCAAGCAGGCCGGGTGTATCGCAAAGAAGACATCATGGCGGCTTCAGGCCGTGCGGTGAATGCAGGATGGGGACCGAGGGGTGCGAGCACGTATGACATTTGGCTCTACAAAGGCGGTGGGTATTGCAGACATTTTTGGCAACGCCACACATACCTACGCAAGAACAATAAGCAGATCAGCGTGAAAGAAGCAGAGCGGATCATTCGGGCGGCAGGACCACAGGAACCCCGAATGGAAAGGAATGACCCCAAGGTTGCAAAGAGGCCGAGAGATATGGACAACGCAGGCTTCCTGCCTTCTAACCCCAAACCACCCTTAAAATAATGGCATCTCGCGTACTATTTATCAGCTGTAACCGACTGAAGCAAGACACCGCTATGGGCGGTAGTGTCGAAGACGATTTGTTACGTCCTCACATTTTGATGGCGCAGACACGTTACATCTTGCCTGTACTTGGCACCGACCTGTACAATGCTTTGCAAACCAAGATCGCTACGGGGGCTGTGGGGGTGGCTGAATACCAAACCCTTTTGCAGGATTACATCCAACCCGCTTTGGTACATTACTCGTTTGCTTTGGCTATCCCTTTCATACGGGTGCGGGTGTCAAACAATCACGTTAGCATCATGACTTCGGAGCAGTCGGCTCCCGCGTCCATTCAAGACACAAGACAGCTTACTAACGCCTCCCTTGATGTGGCAAACTTCAATCGCGAAAGATTGATCGAGTACTTGCTCCACAATCAAAGCTTGTACCCGGAGTACACGAGCAATTCAGGGGCTGACCTTGTACCTATGACCCGAAATTACACGCAGGGGTTGAACCTTGACGAGACATACAAAGACCTCAACAGGGAGGTATTTTTGACCACGATAGGTGCTCGCGATGCGACATAAGGATTACGCACCCACAAAGCGCAACGAAAAACTTTTACGACTTTACATAGATGGCAAACAAGAAGATAACAGACCTCACAGAGCTGACGAGTCCTGCGGACGGAGACCTTGTGTGCATTGTGGATGTGAGCGACACAAGCGGATCGAGCACAGGGACGACCAAAAAGATTCAAAAAAGCAACCTCGTAAGCGGAGGGGCTGACCACTTCACTATCAACGGTGGTTTTTTTCAGAACAACACCAACTTCGCCTACTTCCCGGTAAGCTCTGCAACAACAAGTGAAAGCTCAAGCATATCGTACATCACGACGGCTCCAATTATGGCAAATTGCAGGCTTGTGGATGTGACTATTTGGGTTCAAAGCGGCAGTGCTCGCAACGAGACAATCAATGCCTACGACCATTCCATTGGTGGGGCGGGAGCTAACAAAGGAGGCATCACCGCATCTGTCACAGGTAGTGCCGTAACAGTATTCACATACAACACCAGTGCTTTCGACTATTCCGCAGGTGACGAGTTTGGCTTGGGATGGACTCCCAACACCGCACCGAATGGGGTAAGCTTCATTGCAAGATTCAAATTCACATGAGCGAATTTCAAGTACCACCCCTTTCAGAGGCTTACTGTTCACTTGACGAACAGGAACACGCTCCGAACCACGAACACTTTTGGAGCATTCTCGAAAAGCTGTTGACTGACATTGACGCGATCAAAACACGACTCCAAGCGTTAGAGCAGAAAAAATGAATGACACGCTCACCATCTTTGAGATACTGACTCTTGCAGGCGGCTTAATTGGCGTTTACTTCAAACTCAATGCTGAAGTACAGAAGTTGCAGGGACGTGTCGCCTTCCTTGAAAAAAGCGACTCCATGACGCAAGAGAAGCTCGAGGCTCTACTCAAAGGGGTGAATGACATCAAACTATTACTCGCGAGAAAACAACTCGACTGATGGCCTCCTACAACGATTACCCCAAAGCAGTACGCAACAATGCTAAACGTGGCATTGAACTCAATGAGAAGCAGGACAACAAGTGTGCTACGCAAGTGGGCAAAGTTCGAGCACAACAGTTGGCCAATGGGGAGAAGATCAGCGAGGCTACCCTGCTCCGGATGTACAATTACCTGTCACGGGCAGAAACATATTACGACCCGAACGATAGCAAGGCATGTGGGACGATAAGCTACCTACTGTGGGGTGGGTTGGCAGGCAAGAGGTGGGCGAAAAGCAAGATTGATGAACTCAAGCTTGCAGACATAGGACCACGGGGTGGTGTACGTCCAAGCAAGAAAGCACCCAAAAGTGGAACCAAAGGTGACGGAAAGAAAGGGAGTACCCGTAACAAGCCGGGATCAGCAAAGGACTCACGTAGCAAGGTCAAAATACCGGCAAGTGTGGAACGCAGTTTGCAGAAAAAATCCGATGACTTCAACGAGAGGTACAAGGAGAAATTGGGCTACGGGGTGACGATTGGAAAGCTCAAGGCTGTGTACCAACGAGGGGTGGGGGCATTCCAAACAAGTCACTCGCCCAATGTCAGTTCGGCAGAGCAGTGGGCGCAGGCCCGCGTAAACGCATTTCTGTACCTCGTCAAAAACGGACGACCCCAAAACGCGAAGTACAAGACGGACAACGACTTGTTACCCAAAGGACATCCAAAAAACCCGAAATGAGACAACTCGACAAGATCATTTTGCATTGCACGGCTACCACGTCTACACGCAAGCTTTCAGTCAAAGAAGTACGCAAGTGGCACGTAGCACGTGGGTGGCAAGATATTGGCTACCATTACCTGATCCACCAAGACGGCACAATCGAAAAAGGCAGACCCATCCAAAAGGTAGGGGCTCATGCTCTCAACAACAATGCTTCAAGCGTTGGGGTTGCATATTGTGGTGGTGTGGACAAGGACGGAGAACCGAAGGACACCATGACGAAGAAGCAACAACAGGCTTTCCGGGATTTGGTGCATGCTTTGAGGCTCACCTTTACATGGGACATTCAGGTGACGGGGCATAACCAATACAGTAACAAGGCCTGCCCATCGTTCGACATAAAAACGAAATTCCATGACCTTATACTGTAAGGCATGGACAACTTCATTTTGGCTAATTGGGGTGAGCTGTTGCTTGCCTTCATGGCTTTTGCAAAGGTGGTGGTGAATCTTACACCCACCGAAAAGGACAACGAGATCTTTGGACTCCTTGACAAAGTGATCACGGCAGTCACAGGAGACAAGAGAAAGGACGAGGCTTGAATAAAGCCCTGCTAAACGTCCTAACTCGCTTCGACCTTACCGAGGTATTCAAAACCAAGGGAGACCTCCGCAGATGGTCTGCAAAGCGCACCTTGGGCGGTACCGTGGTGGCCACGGCTTGCAATGACATTCTAACACACGGCATGAGTTGGCAAGCAGTAGTCCTCGCAGGGATTGGTGTGGCCCCGCTGTGCCTTTCATTCTTTGAAAACGATGCAGGTAACAGAGCACGCACGTAACATCCACAACGTGTTACAGAAGGTACGCCCAAGCGAACCTACAAGCATTTTGGTGGTGAGTGATGTACACTACGATTCCAAGAAATGTGACCGAAAGATGCTCAAGCGGCATTTCGACACGGCTCTCGAAAACGACTACGCTATCTTTTGCAACGGTGATTGGTTTGACCTCATGGGCGGTAAGTATGACCCCCGGAATAACCTACCGGGTACAGATGTGCTACCGGAGTACCGAGGGGACAACTACATAGACCTTGTGATCGAAGACAGTTTTCAATTCCTTGACAGATACAAGCACCTCCTCACCGTATGGGGACAGGGGAACCATGAGACGAGCGTGACCAAAAGGATGCACACGAACCCCATGAAACGACTCGTACAGATGCTCCAACACGCAGGAAGCAACGTACAGATGGGCGGGTACAGTGGGTACATCCGGTGGCAGTTCCAAAGACAGAACGAGATGCACAGTTACCTCATGCACTATCACCACGGTTACGGAGGGAACGCCAAAAGGAGCAAGGGCATCCTATCTGCCGACATTGATTCCATGCAACACCCGGATGCTGACATCATTGTGCGTGGGCATGACCATAACAAGTGGCACCTACCACTGACAGTGGAAAGGATCAGCAACCAACTGAAGGCGAAGATCACCAAGGTGCATCACCTACGGACAGGTAGCTACAAGGAGTTGGGCGATGGCTTCGGGGGATGGGAGACACAGAAAGGTTTTGGACAACCTACCATTGGTGGGTGGTGGATTGACATCTACACTCGCGGTGGCAAGTGGTTTAGCACTGTCAGAGAAGCTGACTAATTTTCACTACATTGCACTGGTTTCGCTTGGTTTTACATCAGCAGTTTTTTTCATCAAAGGAGGGCTCCCAAACGTGGGGGCCTTTTTTTGTAACAAGACCCAAACGGATGACGTACCATACATATGTGGTCTACGTACATCATGAACCTACTCTTGCTCTTGACAGCATACGGAACAGAGATCGACCCCAACAGTGATGCCGCGGCTTTTGATTACAACGGAAACGGTGTGATTGATTCCTACGACCTGCTCGTTCAACTCAACAATCAACCTCAAACACTGAACTAATGCTTACTGTAGCCTACTCAATCACAATGCTTTACCTTGTCGCTGTGCTCACCGCTTTTATTCACTACATGAAAATGCCATGACATGAAAAAGCAAATTGTGAAAGTGGTGGCAAGCAAGGACTTCAGGTTTTACCACATTGATGCGGGACTTGACAGGAGAGGCATCCAAAGGATTGCTACAGAAACAAGCGAGGAGGCAATAGCCGACCACGTTGTCAGGGAGTCACTGGAAAAGCTTGTTTTCATGGAATGGCCTGAACTCAAAGACGAAGCGGCAATAGAAATTCACCTTACGTGGGTGTGACAAAGGGGAGCTTCGGCTCCCTTTTTTTTATGCCCATACTTCTGAAACCAAAAGAAATTTGTACAAATGCTTGCAAATGCTTGTGAGAATGTAAAGTAATTTGTATATTACTACCATGATGAAAGAGAAAGAAAAAATCTATACCCTGAAATGTGACTACTACAAACGCTCATTTGATTCCGTGATGGAATTGATACGTGACATCGAGGTGTCCGGCATGGACCCCGCGTACGAGATCTTGAAAGATGGTCGCCCGACAGGAGAATATGCTGCTGAATACTTGTCCTACTAATTAAAAAAAAAATGATGAAAAAAGATCTACCATACACGGACGGCTTTACGCACCCACATCGTTGGTGTGCTACCCACGAAAGGAATTTTGACCTTGCAGAATACGAAGGCAAGCAATTCACGAACGAAGATGTCGTGGGCAAATATGTGAGCCAACACCTTTGGTCGGACGTAAACATTGTGGGAAAAATCGTGGGTACGTTTGGCAAAACAGGCATCCTTATTCAACCGATGAAAGCTACGCAGGGTGAATGGGAACAGGTGTGGCATGTGGGTGGCTTCGCAGGTCACTGTTCAAACCAACATGCGCAGGTTTGGAACTATGAACTGTTGGACGAGGAACCGATTCGCATGAGGCTTTGCGCTCGCTTCTTTGTAGGTAGTGGAAACCGACATGGTATTCACGAGGCACCATACAAGTATTACGATTACAATTTCTAACCGATGGGGGGTGCAAGCCCCCCTATAAAAACCAAAAAAAATGAAGCAATCCTTTCCAAGGTATACGCTCAACCTGCACCGCAGGGATGACAAAATTTTCAGCTACAATACGCACGTAGCTACAATCGAAGGTGACAAGCTCGTACAACATGGGTACTGGACAATGACCACTCACAAGCACATTAACTATGTCGCCAACCAGTTGAACCTAAACCTCATCAAACCCGAAAAATGAGATTTTTTACCAAATACCAATTACAGGCACTCGTACACGTAGGCGATGCAGATGGCGTGGTTACCATGCTTGAGGATCAGGGCTACGAAGACGATGCAGAATATGTACGAGAAACTTACTTTGAGAAATGAACACAGGAACCAAACAGACCGCCCGAATCCTCCAATACATGGAGACACATGGCTCGATTACCGCACTCCAAGCTATGCGTGACTTGGGAATTTACCGACTCGCGGCTCGCATCCATGACCTGAAAAAATTGCATTGGGTGATCGAGCGTGACTACATCACAGTGTCCAACAGGTACGGTGGTGTCACGCAAATTGCCCGCTATCAATTCGGTACACGGAGCAATGAGATTGACAATGACTACAAGCAGTTTGACCCGGAGGACTTCAAAAACTAAAAACATGAACACTTACAACGGATGGGCTAATTACGCCACATGGCGTGTCAACCTCGAACTTTTCGACGGTATGGAATTGCAGGACTTCACCGAAGACGCTGACGAGATCAGTGCTTACGACCTTGGGCAGAATCTACGGGAATGGGCAGAAAGTGTTTTGTTTGAGGTACACCAAGGCGAGATACACGTGCTCGTGATTGATTACGCGAACGCTTTTTTGGCCAATGTAGATTGGGCAGAAATCGCACAACATTTTTTGGATAACGACAACTAATTTGTAAATTTATGACGATGGAAAAAACAACTGAAGACGTCCACGAGAAGATGCTCAAGGACATAGAATGGAACATTACGTACCATACCGAAAAGCTTGCAGAGTTTCAAATGCAGAAGCAGATTCTGACAAGCGTGTACCAACCTAAAACCAAGACAGATGACCAGGCGTAAAGACATCCTGCGGGACATTGAAGACCAACTGAAAGCTGACGAACAAGGAGCCGCTCTGCGAGCAGAATTGCAGGACATGGGACGACAGATAAGTGAGGACATGCACAATTTCGAGCGAGCATGGATCGACTTCAAAAAACAAGTGGCTACCGCTTTCGGGGATGCTCACGAAAGAACCTATGACAAATGACACAGTTTGACAGCTACTGGAGCGAAGAAGCATGGAGGCAGTACAATGACCCCTCGTACCAAGAACGTCTACCTCGCTTTGGTTTGGTCACGAAGTGGCCTGAAGATGGGGAAAGCGTGACTCACGCAAAAGTAAATGGCGAAAGCTACTATTGGCGTTCACCCAAAGCATTCAGCAATTTTGTTGGAAACAGGGAGAGACACGGCAAGACAATCACGGACATACGATGGATTGGAGAGACCGATTGCATCTACGCGGCTATGGTCGCATACATCGCGGGTGAAATTCACATGGATGACATCCCACAGGATTACCAAAAAACCTTTTCTAACCTTTATACCCTTACACAATGAACGAAGGAATACTTCACTCGTTACAGAGCAATGGCTCTTTTGAATCACAGTACGGAACGCTTTACTCTTGGGAGGCAAGCATTTCTCCGGCTGATGGCTCCGCTTCTCCCATCACATCGGGACTCGTCAACACAAAATCCGAGGCTCCACCATATAAGCTTGGTGACAAGGTTTGGTGGCAAGAAAATGGCTCCACGAAACGCGGAGACAAGAAGCTGAAGATCAGCAGTAGCCCACCTCAACAGGGCGGATTTTCCGCACGACCAAGCGGTGGGAATGATGACCGACAGAAAAGCATCGTGACGCAGTTCGCTCTTCGCGAGGCTCAAGTGTTTTTACAGTACACCTGTCAACGTCCGGACGAGTTGACCTTGAGAGATGTTGCGGCCTATGCACGTCACTTCGTCGCTATGGTCAACGACATTGATGGCTACATTGACAAGAGCAAAGTAGCTCCCACCAACGTAGAAGACCTGCCGTTTTGATGGACAACTTGAAGCACTACATCCGGAAGCACTACGGCACACAAAAGAAATGTGCGGCAGAGTTGGGGGTTACGTCTAACACCGTAACGAATTGGATTCACCGGAACCCCACAGGTATGCTGAAGCACATGCAGAAGATTGTGGGCGAGAAGAACACCACGCCTACGGAACTGATGAGCGAGGTATACTTTCACGAGGGCGAGATAAAACGCAGGACGAATGGATGACCTCTACACACCCGCGGAGGTGCAGGAGATCCAACACCTACGAATATCACGGAAGCAGGCTTTGTGGGACCACCACATGGCAAAAACTGAAAGGGAGAAGTCACGCACTTTGAGCCGTATCGCCAATGACACGAAACGTCTTTACGAGTTGACGGGATTACCTGCATACAGTTGGGTCGCGAAATGACACGAGACCTTGCTTTCAATGTGACCCTTGCAAAGGCATACGGGGTGGATGGGGCTGTATTGCTCCACCACCTCGCCTTTTGGGTGTACCGGAACGAAGTGAATGACAGAAACTTTCACGACGAAAACTATTGGACATACAATTCACACAAGGCCTATGCGGAACTATTCCCAATGTGGAACACCGCAAAGATCAAGCGGCTTTTGTGGAAGCTCGAAGAGCAGGGGGCGATACGTGTGGGGAACTTCAACAAGGCGAAGTTCGACAGGACAAATTGGTATACCATCACCGATGACGTTCGCAGGGTGTATTCAGCAGAAGACAGCTATGGCTCATCGAAGGGACAAAAAGAGCCCACGAAGGATACAAAACCATCCGAGCAATACCAGGTAACTAAACAGGTAACTAACTCAAGTGACTACACAGACGAAGATTTGGGAGAGGTGGTGCCTGAATTAAGGAACATACAGACGTGGCGTAATTACGTCCAACACCGCAAGGAACTCGGAAAAAAGCTCACACCTCTCGCGTACAAACAAGCTTTGTCAAAGGTGGTGCGGCTCTCGAATGGTTCCGCGCAAAAATTTGATGACATCTGCAATAACAGCATAAGCAATGGATGGACAGGACTCTTTGATACTAAAGACAAAAGACGGGGCTTTGACCCCGCACAATTCAAAACTGACAAGCTTGTCGATTGGGCTTCTAACGGGGCAAAAAGTTAAGCTTTCCCCCGCAGTGGCGTGGAGTGATGGAACCAACATGCGGTATTGCCTGCGGGTGGCAGAACGGGAAACAAAGCTGTGGATGCTCAAGGAGGTGGGCGCACTTATTCGCGAAGTGGACGCAAACAAAACTTTGCGGGACAGTGATGAGCTGACAGAATGTTGCGAGGCCATAATTGAGGAACATCCCACCCTCAAAATTGAGGAGATGAAGCAGTGCTTTACAATGATCAAACGAGGCAAGCTCCTGCCACGGATGTTTGAGAGGCTCAAGACCAAGGACATACTTGATGCTTTGAGGCAGTACGAGGGGGACATCAGGGCTGAAATGATTGAAAGGGACCACCAAGCAACCAAGGTTGACCCACACAAAAGGTCAAGCGATGGGCAAACGGTTCGAGATTTTCTACATTTGACAGAGCAAGACCTTCTCGACCTCGGAACAGTTCAACCACGTGATACTCGGAATACTGACAGCAATAGCGGTGATCAGCCTGATACAGATCGGAGCTGAATACTACATCGCAGAACATATCCGAATCTTCGACGTTTCGGTGTGCATTTTGGCAATCTTGGCTCTCACATTAGGCCTTGGCTAAACGTAAGACATCCCCACGTAGCAGGCTTGTCGCAAAACTCGACAGGTACTTCAGCAAGTACATCCGTCAAAAGGATGCGGACCATGCAGGCTATGTGGATTGCTATACCTGTGGCAAGACCAAGCATTGGACAGAGGTAGATGCGGGACACTTTCAGACGAGGGCGAAGTACAGTACCCGATGGGACGAGCAGAATGTAAAGCCGCAGTGCAAGCACTGTAACATGAGCAACGGAGGCCACCAATATGAATTTGGCCTACACTTGGACAAGGAGTACGGAGAGGGCACGGCAGACGAAGTGATCGCGAGAGGGCATCAAATACAGAAATTCAGCAGTCACGAATTGGAGGCGATGGCGAAACATTACCTACGCCTTGCAAACGAATCACAATAGGCTTATATTTTGACCCGTGCTAACGGCATGGATTCAAACAAATTACGTCACCATACGTGACATCGCGAAGGTCATCACGAAAGGCAGAGAACCGGACTGTGACGACCTTGCTCACGAGGTGATCCTTGCGATGCTTGAGGCGGACCGGGAGAAGATGAATGGCATAGCAGAATCCGGAGGGCTTCGCTATTGGACAGTGCGGCTTTGTCTTAACAATTACCGGTCGAGCACATCACGATACCATTACAAGTACAGGAAGCCATCGGAACGCCACCGGAAGGCGGCAGAGCACATCAAATTTGTGGCTCACGATAGTCAGGAATACAAGTACGAGCATGAGGTTTTGCTTGACTTTGTAGATGACTGCTTGCGGCAGTTGCCGTGGTTTGAGGCCAACGCATTCGCTATCTACTTCATGGAGGGGCATTCGCTGTCGACGTTAAGCGTGGCGACAGGGATCAACAGGAACACACTGTACAAGGCTATTCGACAAACATCTGACTATATAAGACATGAGCACAAAAAGCAAAGGACTCGGTGACACCGTAAAAAAGATCACCGAAAAGACAGGCATCGACAAATTGGTGCACAAGTATTTCGGTGACGACTGTGGATGTGATGACAGGCAGGAAGCACTGAACAGGATGGTACCCTACGGACCGTACCTATGTGCTCAAGATGCAGAGACATTCCGTGACCTGATCGTGCCCGCATCCCGCAAAGGGACGTTGGATGCGGCAACAAGCAGGGTATTCATTAACATCTACAATCGCACGTTCAATACAAAAGAAGGACCTACTTCGTGTGCATCGTGTGGCAAACAACTATTTCAAAACCTCAAAAAAGTTTACGATGAGCAGTACTCCTAAACTCGCCCCGGTGGAATTGGTACCCATGGGACAGATCCAAATGAACCCGGAAAACCCGCGGACAATTACCAAGCACAAATTCAACAGGCTCAAAAAAAGCATCGAGGACTTCCCCGACATGCTGTACAAGCGGCCATTGATCATTGACGAAGATGGCATCGTGCTTGGCGGCAACATGAGGCTGTTGGCTCTCAAAGACCTACGGTACAAGAAGGTGCCCGCTATGCGAGCAGTAGGATGGACGGAGGAGCAGAAAGCAGAGTTCGTCGTGAAAGACAACGTGGGTTTTGGCGAATGGGATTGGGACGAATTGGCGAACGGGTGGGATGCAGAGAAGCTCAACGACTGGGGACTCGATGTACCTGTACTTGAGGAGGAGGACGAAGACGTACCCGCAGAGATCGAGTTCAGCGAGTACCTCGACGAGGCGAACAATTACGTGGTGCTGTTTTTCGACAACAGTGTGGACTGGTTGCAGGCTCAAACTCACTTCCAACTAAAAAGCGTAAGTAGCAAGAGGGCGAATGGCAAACCTTGGTCGAAGGGCATCGGACGGGTTTTGAATGGAGCAGATTACCTCAAGAAAGTGACAGGCTGATGCACATTTACTACCCAAGCTATAACAGATGGGACAAGGTGCATGCTATCGAGTTTCTTGACTACGGGCACATTGTGGTACCGGAATCGCAAGAGGCTGATTACAGAAAGAATTATGGCGATGCGGTGATCGCGATACCGGATGACCAAGACGGATGGTACACGAAAAAATGGAACGCAGTGATGGACCTCGCCATCAAACGCAACACCCCGCGGTACTATCAAATTGATGACGACATAGACGGGTGCATCAACACCTTCACGAATGAACCATTCACGGGGGCAGAGGCACTTGAATTGCTTGAGATACAATACAACTTGGCTGAAGAAATGGGGGCGTACCTATGGGGCTTCACCAATTCGGGGCAGTATTCTGCTCAAACACAGCTCAAGCCATTCAGCATGAACAAGCTGTTTGATCAGGTTTACGGGATCGACGTAAGGGATGGCATCCGGCACATCCACGACCTACGTGTTTTCAGCAACGTCGATTTTGGATTGCAGAAACTCAATCAACATCGCAAGACATGGAGGGACAACAGACACCTATGGACAGAAGCATATTCCAAAGGGGGTGCGGACAGTCAAATTAAAAAGGTGAAAGCTGATCGCGATAACGACATGAAAGTGCTGTACCGACGGTGGGGCAAAGACATGTTCAAATATGACGATGGCTACATCAAGGTCAAACCAAAAATGCTTGGCATATGAATTTTGGAATTTACGCCCCAAGCTATAAGCGGGGACATTTGTGCAAGACGCACAAGTACATACCGGAGGTGACCTACGTAGTCCGAGAAAGTGAGAAAGCAGATTACGATGGGGTACACGACAACATTTGGATCGTACCCGACTCGGCACAGGGCAACCTTTGTCGCATTAGAAACTACATACTTGATAACGCACCGGAGGACAACATTGTTCTGCTCGACGATGACATCAACTTCCTTGGGCGTTGGAATGGAAACGTACAAGCCAAATTAAGCGGCACAGAGGCACTCAATATGATACAGGAAGGGATGACCCTTGCCGAAGACCTTGGGGTCGTTTTTTGGGGCTTAAATTGCTTGAGTGACAAAGGGGCTTTTCGCGAGTACACACCCTTCGGCACTTGTCAGTACATCGGGGGACCATTTCAAGCACATTGCAAGAACCCTTTGAGGTACGACGAAAAGATATACCTCAAGGAGGATTACGACATGACATTGCAGGTGCTGAACAGGTATCGCAAAAACCTCCGACTCAACATGTATCACTACTCATGTGACCAAGCTACTCTTTCGGGGGGGTGTGCTGATTACAGAAGTATCGCAAGAGAAATGGAGCACAATGACATGTTGCGGAAAAAATGGGGCAGTAGCATTGTTAAATTCGACAAGAGCAATAAGAGCAAGAAGATCAAAACGTACGACATTAACCCGATCCTAAAAATACCAATTACAGGAGTATGACCACGGACAAATCGGACACTAAAAAAAGGACTCTGCTCGATGCTTTGGAACGATCGTTGGGTGTGGTGACGACAGCATGCAAAAGCGCAAATGTCGCACGGTCTACCTATTACGAATGGCTCAAAGCAGACAAGGAGTTTCAAGCAGAAGTGAAAGGCATTGCAGACATCGCGATTGATTTTGCAGAGAGCCAACTACACAAGCAGATCAGGGACGGGAACACCACGGCTACGATTTTCTACCTCAAGACAAAAGGCAGGGGACGTGGGTACCAAGAACATCAGAGCATCACATTCGAGGAACCACCCACTACATTTACGTGGTTTGAGGATTGAAGCAACCTAAGACATATTACGATTGTAAGGGCTCACAGGCTCGTGTTCAAATCCACCAAGGGGGGACGAGAAGCGGTAAGACGTATTCGATATGCACGGCTCTAATTGAATGGGC